AGCTTGATAGTATGCGTCATAGGCGCCCGTCAGGCCGCTTTTTAATGTCACGCTAGGCGTATTCGGGATCGGCGATAAAGCGTAGGTGATTTGTCGGTAGCCTGCCGCGTGCCAGCAAGCGGGTACTCGCTGAGCGGATGTGACAATATCATCCCAACTATCCCACCAATTGCCGTCATAGGCGAATGTCGTTTTGACGCCTAGCCATTTTTGGAACGCAGCGTTGTTCGCTACGCCAGCCGGACAGCCGCCGTTGCGGTTCGCAAACATGGGCTGTGCTGATGCCGCGCACGAAGCAAAAATTGCGAGCATTCCTAGAAGGATTAGCGGATAAATACGATGCATAAAATATTTCCCTTTTAATCGGGGTGAATATTTTACACATAGCACAGCGTGCAGCGTCCGTATGTTTTATCTATGAATAGAAATTGGCGAGCGCTGTTTGACGAGATACATATCCCCTGGCGCGATAGAGGAAAAAATACTTCGCGTGGAAATATCAACGTGTGTTGCCCGTTATGCCAAAACGACGACGGTTTTCACATGGGAATATCGGAAACAAAAAACGCTTATTATTGCTTTCGCAATCCTCGCCATTCAGGCACCAACGTGATCGGATTATTGTGTTTACTGGGCGTATCGCGGTCGCGCGCTATTGGATTGCTCAACGCTTATAAAAGTAGTGCGCGATATATTGCGCCCGTTCGTAAGGAATCGCTTTCTGATGTCGAAAGCAAATGGCGGCAATTCTTTGCCGCCTCGGAGAGTGCTCGATGTGTGGACTACCTTGAGCGCGACCGAGAAATACCAAACGCTTTACACGTATGTAGACGGTATGATTTGCGTTATGCGCGAGAGGGGAAATGGGCAAACCGCTTGCTTATTCCTATTCGGGTAAATGATGTGGTTGTGTCGTGGACCGGACGCGCAATCCGTTCAAGTCTTTTACCTAAATATTATATGATGCCAGGTTCCGTCGATAGCTTAATATATATGCCAAGACCGGCACGAAAACATTTGATCATTGTTGAGGGGCCTCTTGACGCGCTTAAAGGAGCAATCGCAACAGAACATCTAGACGTCTCTTTTCTTGCGTTGCTGGGTAAAAATTTAAGCTATGATCGCATGTTTCGCATTAAGCAGGCGTGTGTAAAAACTGAAACGATTTATCTGTCTTTAGATAATTCGTCTGACGTCTTTATTACGCATACGTATCAATATATAAACGCTCTTGCAGCACATTTTAATAACTGTTACGTGTCTCGTATGAGGATCCCAGCTGTTTATAAAGATGTCGCAGAGATGTCTTTATCAGCAATTGCGGATTGGGTGACGTCAGGCGGGATTTTAACTTATGCAAAAACAGAAGCGCGTGCGGGTTCGGATCAAGATTAATACGTATAAGCCGGAATGGGACGGCGTGTTCGTGAGTTGGACGCGTTTATACGTCAATCAACATTTTTGGCGCGTCCGCCGTATTTACGGGTCGAAAGAGGATGCAATGCAAGAGTGCGCTTTGATATTTGTTAAATGCCGCGCGCTCTATCGCAACACAGTGGATAATCCTAAATGGTTTATGTCGCTTTACCAAACAGCAGTACGAAACTCGTGGCATGATGCGTCGATTAGTGACACTGCGATACGTGAAAATATCGTTGAGTATAGATCGATAGAGGAAATTGATACGCGGATCGAGGACAACAATCTAGGACCTATTATAGCGCAATTGTCATCGGCGCGCCACGAAGTGCAGGACGTTCTCACACTGTTCGCGAATGCGCCCGCTGAGTTGCTAAATGCGATTTTTAGTACAAAATCAAAAGCTGCTCTAAATCGAAAGCTCCTTCGATTTGCCGGTATAAATAAAACAAACAATGTCGACGTGCTTTCGGCGTTGCGCGAAAACCTATCTCCGTGAGGAACATATGAATAAGAAATGCGTTGTAGTTTACAGCGGCGGTATGGATTCTTTTACGCTGCTGCACCGCTGTATTCTTGGTTATGGCGCCCAAAACATTTTGACGCTAGGATTTCGATATGGGCAAAAGCACATAAGAGAGATGGGATTTGCTCGCTCTGTGTGTAATAAGTTAAGCATTGAGCGACGCGAAATAGACCTTCTGAACGTATTTAACGCAGCCAGTATCGGACTTTCCTCGTCCCTTACAAGCGAAAATGTGAATGTGCCCGAAGGACACTACGCGGCGCTGAATATGACGCTGACAGTTGTTCCCGGCCGCAATACCATTATGCTGGCGATCGCGATGGCGGTGGCGCAAGAGATTGGCGCCGACTCGGTGTATTACCGCGCACACGCCGGCGACCATACCATTTATCCCGATTGTCGCTCTAGCTATATCAGAGCTATGGATATGGTGTTTACTGAGGCCACAGAGAGCGCAGTCGAGCTAAACGCGCCGTTCCAGTATTGGTCAAAAGGCGAAATCCTCGTGTACGGACTGCGTGACCTCGGCCTCAAGCCGGAAGATTATGCGAATACATACACATGTTATAACGGGAACGTTACGCCGTGCGGCAAGTGCGGGGCCTGCACAGAGCGCGCGGAAGCATTCGCTTTTTCCGGCGCTGTTGATCCGACCGCAGTACTTCCGACCGTCTAGGCGAAGTCATATTTTGTGATGCTTGTCAAGCCTAAAATTTTATGCAAAATTAAATTTTTGGGCTTGTCTGACGAAGACAGTGCCTATAAGCAATGATCGTAGGATATGCTGCCTACGATCATTGCTTAGGAGACGAGTGTGGTTAAAAGCCAATTAAGATCCGAAGATTCGGATGAAGATTCTGCGTTGAGCGAAAAGCTCAAGGCGAAAATCCCTGCCGGACTTGCGGCTTACAACGAAAAACGCCGGCTTGAGCGAGAGGCGGCAAAAAATGAAAGCGTCGCTAATGCGTCCGGCAAAAGTGCTGACGAAGCCGCGCCTAGCGACGAGACCAGCGACGAGACCAGCGACGAGGCTAGCGACGAGGCTAGCGACGAGGCTAGCGACGAGACCAGCGACGAGACCAGCGACGAGACCAGCGACGAGACCAGCGACGGTGGCGACAGTGATAAAGCCTCGAGCGAAGCAAAGCAGCTAAGTGTCCACGACGAGATCGTCGCTGCTATTCTTAAAGCCGATCCGGATTTTCCGCCTATTCACGCCAAGGAGACAAATACGGCACGCGGCCGCCAGTCCTATTTTCACCGTTTGGTTGAAACGTTTAACAGTGTCTCGGATGAAGATTACGAGGCGCTTTCTGATCCTGCGCAGAACTGGATAAACGATGCAGTCATCGCTTATAAACAGGAGAAGCCCGTTAATGAGCCTGACGGGTTTGCCGAAGCGCTTGCTGCCGTTGCGGGTTCCACATCGGTCCGAGTGCGAACTGAACCTGCCGCTAAAAAGAAGGTAGGACGTCCGGTTAAGGCGGAAAAATCAGTAAAGCTTGTAAAAGAAAAAGTAGTTCGCGAAAAGAAAGTAAAAGCTGAAAAACCGCCAAAAGGTCCTCGTAGTGAAGGCAAGACGCAGGAAATCCGGCGCGTGCTTGCACGTAACCCAGATATTACACTTGCTGAACTTCGTGCGGCTGTAAATGATCCGGCGATCGCCGAGACTACCTATAGCACTATCCGTAGCGACGGAAGTGCTATGATCCGCGCAATGAAGGAAGCAGGCTGGCTGCCTCCTCACCGGTAGAACGAGCGGCATCCACAAAAAAGGCGCGGGACAGTATCCCGCGCCTTTTTTGTGGATGCTGTTCTTCGTATATTTGTTATGTGATAAGGAGAACCGTATTGGATAAGTTATTGACGAGTGTTAGTCGAGTTGAAGCTGAAAATGCTATCCGCACATTGCTTCGCTTTATCGGCGAAGATCCTGATCGAGCAGGACTACGCGATACGCCTAAACGCGTTTGCGAAGCTTGGACCAACGACTGGGCGTCGGGTTACGGATTAAACTGCGCAACCGCATTATTTGACACTCAAGGCGAGTTCAAAACATTTACGGATGATGCAAGCGAGCCTTATCCTTCTGAAATGATAATCCAGCAAGATATTTCTTTTTCGTCAACATGTGAGCATCATCTCGCGCCTTTTTACGGAACTGTTGATATAGGTTATATCCCAAAAAACGGAAAACTTGTCGGATTATCAAAACTATCCCGTGTTGTTGGAATATTTGCCAAACAGCTACAAATGCAAGAGCGTCTGACGACTCAGATAGCTGATTTTCTTAAACAACATTTGTCGCCTCATGTCGCGGTCATTGTTCGCGCTGAACACATGTGCATGCGTTCACGCGGCGTATATCAACAGCATGCGGTCACTGTCACCTCTGCGCTACGGGGAAACTTCTTTGATGAGCATGAGACGCGCGCAGAACTCTATTCACTTGTGCGCAAAGCCTAAACTTCATTGCATTATAGATTCTGGCGCGTTTTCTGCGTTTAATTCTGGAAAAAAAATTATACTTGAAGAATATTGCGATTGGTTATTAGCAAACCCGTGGTGCGATACCTACGTGGCTTTAGATGTCATTATTCCGGATAACCCGGAAGAGGCTGCGCAAAAAAGCTTTGAAAACTTACGCTACATGCATTCTCGCGGCTTAAAGCCTATTCCGGTTTTTCACGTAAAAGAGCGCGATTACTGGCTACACAAAATGCTTGATTTTGGCTGTGACTACGTAGGATTGAGCGCGACAAGCATTGTCAAAAAGTCTGCCGTGGACGAATGGTATTCAAATATATGGAGACTGCTAGTCAATGATGCAGGACTTCCGACTGTAAAGGTGCATGCATTCGGAGAAAGCCGTTTAGATATTATGACCGAATTTCCGTGGTTTTCCGTTGATTCTACTTCATGGCTATGGAAATCAGCCATGAGCGCAACGCTCATGCTACCGAATAATACTAAAGTTTCTATGAGACACGACCTAGCCTCTTCTCAATCAATGAAACACATTGAGATTCTAGATGAACATGAATTTGCTACTTTGGAATTGCAACTTAATAGTATTGGTTTGCCTATGTCATGCTTAGAAAGCACGGATACCGCGACGCAGGGAACGTTACGCGCTTATGCGTCAGCGTTGTCTTACATTGATATTGGAAATAAAAGTAACCGTAAATTGCCAAAAAGACTTTTGAGTCGCACGTTATTTTCAAGTGCTGGACGCGATGCGCCGGCAATCGACATGCCGACAGGGACGCGGTTTTATCTTGCGTTAGGCGGGCCACCGATTTCTCCTGCTGTCATCGCGGTTTGTGATCATCCGTATATACTTGTTTCATACCACACAATGATGACAAGCAAGGTTCATGCGCGTTTAGACGAATTTGTTTTAGATCCTAAACGTATATGCTCGGAGCCCGGACCCTCTCGTAAATACTTCAACATCTTGCAGGAAATTCTAAATTGAAAAGCAATGAACTGCGTGCCCAGATGACGCCTTTCAAAAAGCTGACGTCGCCGGGATCGCTACCGCCCTCGTATCGATCACTTATGCTCTCGAAGGGGCACGCAAAAGCCTGTTCAAGTGCGTGCATCCTTGAAGCATTCATCGATCATGGCATCGACGAGACTATCTTTGTCGATACTGCAAGTTTTCTCGCGATTATCGATTCATTGCCTGATAAGCAAGATGTTGTCTTTGGTCTTGCGGAAAACACGCTAACTTGGAAATGCGGCCCAGCAAAAGGCAAAATTGCGACGCTTGTTGTCGAAGGCATGCCAGAAATCAAACGTTCAAAAAAGAATAAAGGGTGGTGCCCAACGTGCGAATTTGTCGATGCTCTTGCGCTAGGAGGCTTGTCGTGCGGCACGATCGCGGCGACGTCGACGGGCATGTATGGTGTGGTTATCGACAGCATAGATGACCTTTGTATCTATGCGTCGGATGACACAACCATCAGCGCGTGTTTTTGCCCGAATGCAAAAGACACGGGCTTGAACGCGATGGTTGTGATTACGCCGGAATCTGCCGATTTGCTCTCGTCTCTTATGGACACTAAAGAAGGCATTCTTATCTGTGAGGATACTGAGCTGCTTTACTCTGACAAGTATTGCCGCTTGATGGTCAAGATGCTGCCGAAGCTTTCCAAAGACATTGGCAGTGTTATTGGCAACTTTATGGGTTCCGAACTAACCGTTAAAATTGATCGAGAGCGCATCGGTGTTTTTATCAAGCGCGCAACCGCGTTGGCCGAACAAAAAAAACAATCCTACATTTCACTCGGTGTCAGCGAAGAGCGGCTGACGCTTTCGTTCGACGAAGGCACAGCATCATCCGACGAGTGGTATCTGGTCGAAGAGCTTGCTGGTGTCGCTGACTTGCCCCCTGTCAAAGTTGATGCGTTGAAAATGGCACGCGCGCTGAAACAGTCCAACGCGGTAGTATTGGATCATGTCGAACGCGGGCTGATCGTTTTGCGTGGGTATGATCCTGAATTTTATTATTTTATAGCGGGGCGACGGTGAGATGAGCGAGTTGGTCGATAAATCAAAAACTTTCTTGGGGCCAGATCACTCTGATTTTCGTCAAGAGCTACTCACTGAAGTAGCTAAATCAGTTCGAAATATGTTTCCTGAGTTTGGTGTATTGGTTTTAACTGCGCATATTTATGAAGGCGAAATACATCACGATGTTATAACTAATATTTACAACCACGAAGCAGTTAAATTGCTGCAAAGAGTTATTTTGCAGTTACAACAAAATACAACAGTTAACTGAAGGATTTAACAATGAACGCATCATTGGACGCACGCGTCAAAGACTGCGCAAAAGGGCTGACCGATATTTGTTACGGGGCCGCCAGAGACGCGGGATGGTGGCAAAATATAGATACGGGCGCACGTTTAAAAAGAAACGTTGGTGAGCTGCTCATGCTCGCAGTGTCTGAGCTTGCCGAAGCGATGGAGGGCCACCGCAAAGATCTTATGGACGATAAGTTAACTCATCGTTCCATGCTTGAGGTCGAACTTGCTGACGCGCTGATCCGCATTTTCGACATGGCTGGTGGTCTCGGATTAGACGTTGCCGGCGCAATGGCTGAAAAGCTTGCGTTCAACGCGCAGCGCGCTGATCACAAAGTGGAAAACAGGCTAGCAGAAAACGGCAAGAAATACTGAGGTAGTGTTATGGAAATTACCGGTTATTCACAAAAGGCGTCAGACTTTCGCCAAGCAATTACCCAAGTAACGCTAAAAAACCTTCAAGAAGTCCTCCCTGGATTTATTATTAACGTAATAATCTCGCATGACCATCCCAACGCGACAATTATTGAAACCGCTACAAACCTAAGTGAGCCTGATTTTATCTTATTTTTGGATAACCTTTTGGAGAGCATGAAACGGCGCCTTTTCGCTTCAGAAGAAATGGCTGACCGTGCTTATCGGGATGGATTTCGCCAAGCTTGGCAAGAGGCGCAAAAGCATTTCCGCGATCCCGATCACGGCGAAGCTTACATGAACCGCCGATGCACGCAGGTATGGAATGCGTTTACCCCTCGAAGAACGAGATAATCCCGCCCCCATGCAGAACCCATCAGTGCGCATCCCATGCCCTCTGTGCCATGATGGCCGCTGCACCTTCGCGTGCCGGCCCGATATGTCGCCAGACGAACAGAAGCAAGCACGAGGATTTCAGGCCACATTGATGGAGTCAGTGAGCGATCTCCGAGACCAAAAGATGACACCAGAATTGGGAACGAAGATCGCACGCCGGATGGTGACGCTTTTGATGCTCTTTGAGCAATTACTTGAGCACACGGACGAAACGTTCACTAACCCCTCAAATTTAACGCTACAAGCCGGTCAAGCATTCGCCCGCTACCTTTATACCAGACAAGCGTGTGCCCGGCCTGTAGCTCGCTCTAATAGCCGGGAAATCGCATGGGCTTTTTTACGTCCGACGAAGAGCTAGATCGGCAACGTGCGGCGCTGAAAGCTGAAAGCAAACCAGCGCGCAAAAAGATTGCGGAAACAGCGACAACAGCGCGCGGTTGTCATTCTTGCGCGCTGAAACAGACGTGGCCAACGCTTACGTCGCCACAAATGAAAATATCAGGAAATACGAAAAATGCTGATATTCTCGTTTTGGGCGAGGCGCCCGGCGCTGACGAAGATCAGGCGGGCCGCGCTTTCGTCGGTGAAAGCGGGAAACTGCTTCACAGCGCATTGTCCTTTAAACACGCCAAACGGCTGGCATTTCAAAACATCGTCAGATGCCAGCCGCCGAACAACGAAACCCCAACGCCGCTCATGGCGCACTCCTGTTCAGAGTATCTCGAAGCTGACATTGACGCGCTACCAATCCATGCCGTTCTAGGCGTCGGGGGCATACCGCTTGCGCGCGTGTTTCCTGGCCAGTCTATTACAGCGCTTCACGGACTGCGCATGCCGGCAAAATTCGGCAAAAACACTGTTTGGTATTATCCGATACTGCACCCTTCGTTTTTGCTGCGTATGGGAGGCCAACAAAGCAGCGCTTGGCCCGTGTTTCAAAACGATATTCGACGGTTTTTTGACGGCGTAGACGATTGGAAAAATCCTGAGATAATCAACATATCAGCATCTCAAGTAATATTTCCAAAGACCAAAGACGAAGCGTTTCACTTATTGCGCGGCATGTCTTTGCCGCGCGCAATTGACGTCGAAACAACGTCGCTTTCTTCGCTTGAGATAGGAGCACGCTTACTGACAGCGGCGATTAGCGACGGTAAAACCACGATAGCGTTCCCGGTAGATCATCCGACTGTTGAGTGTAAATGGGGCATTCAAGTTTTAGGAATAGCTATTGAGGAACCGTGGATTGCCCACAATGCCGCGATGGAACTACGCTGGTTTATACAATATTTTCCTTTTTCAGATATCGCGCCGTTTGATGATACGCAGGCCCTTGCTCGCTTGAAATATGAGCGTGTCGGTGCCGGATCGCTTGAAATCGTTTCCCGACTGACTTTAGGCGTGAATGTCAAGCAACTAAGCGATTTGGATGTAAAAAAGCTTGTTCAATATCCGATTGAAGATGTTTTGACTTATAACGGTTTAGACGCGCTTGCCACGCGACTTTGCTTTGATCGCATGAAAGACGGCGTAGACAGGCGCAATTATCAAAGATTGCTCGATGCTATTCTTTCGACAACGCATATGGAAATAATGGGGCTTCATACCGATCAGGTTGAAGCACAAAACCAACAAGAATATTGGCGCGCCATCGCTCGTGAACAAGCAGACAAGGCGAAGAAAATCTACGAAGTCCGGCAGTTTGAAGCCTCGCACCTGAGAGCGTTTAATATCGCATCAAACGACGACGTAGGAGAGGCTCTTGCGGTTCACGGCAAGGTCGCATTGCCGCCGAAAGCAGCGCGTGGTGCGAAAAAAACATGGTCTACCGCCGAGGACGACTTGCTGCGCTGCGCTCCAGACAATCCGCTTGTAAAATGTGTGCTCGCTAATCGCGAAGCGGAGAAGATGGAATCAACTTATCTATCTTCGGTGCTAGAGGCTCCAGCACTCTACGGCAACAACTATATACATCCTTGTTATACTATTTTGACAGTCCGCACTGGTCGCATGTCGTCAGAAAAACCGAATATCCAAAACTGGCCAAAGCGTGACGCGCGCCAGATTAAA